CCGTGCTGTCCGATTCCGGCAGGTACTGCGCCGCATAAATCGCACCGCGCCACACCTGTAGATAGGAGCACCCATCCGGCAGCGGATTGAGAAATTGCGTCACCAGATCCACGCCCAGAGACTCCAGATTGCCGGACCATGTGGCGCTGGTTGCCGTCGTGCTGAAGGCTAGTTGAAATGCCGTGCTGTCGGCTGGTGCGATATAAACCTGTGTGGAAAGCCCGGCAACCTGCGGGATCGCATTGATTTGCAGCGCCTGTGTGCCGTCTAAGTAAATCGCGGCAGCATCGCTAGCGCCGGTCTCGCGGCCATCGGCCATCAGATAGGTAGAGGCGACCTGATACGTGCCGGCCGGCAGATTACCGGAGATTGGCGCAAGGCTTGGCATGTTTGGCACCGGCCACCCCCACGGCAATACCGCGCCACTTTTCAGGATGATGCCGGCGTTCGTTCCATTCGAATAAAACACCTGATCATTGACTTCGGCCCACGCCATCGGTGCTGTTGCCAGTCCGGATGTGAGTGTGGTCGTGGTGAGATCGGCATTGATTTGCTTGATCGCGCCTGACTCAGCAATGTACAGCCGCGTAAAATCGAGCGTGTTGTAAGCATGGGGCAGAGCGGCCGCGAGCGATAGAGCGGATCGACCATCGCGGCGGCGTATCGCGCCGGTTTGCGTGATGTCGATATTGTCGGCTTGTGTCAGCCACTCAAGGCCGAGGCGCAGCGGATCGGCAACGTTATTGAGTCCCTTGAAGGTGCGAATCGGGTCCATCAGAACACCGCGCGATTGCGATGTGGCCGGCTGGCATTTTGCCGACGACGATTGTTCGCATCAGGCCGTTTGCCGAAGTACAGATCAAACTGCGCTTCGAACTTTTCTGATCGTTGCGCGTTTTCCGTCTCGGCATCCTGCATTTGGTACGCGCGATGCAGCGCCCACGGCACCAGATGCCGATGATGAATTGCGTTGATTTCCGGTTCGTCATCCATTGCCGACATGGGCACGACGGGCAGGCGATACACTTCCAGATTGATCGTGTAGGCCGCATCTGGAATGCAATCGAGTTCGATGCTGGTGTCGTAACAGATGATGGCCTGAGGCCGATATTTCAGAACGCGCCACTGCGGGCGGTATTGATCCAACTCATCCGAGGTCGTTTTATAGATCGGGTACGGAAACATGTTCGGATTGCCGGCATAGGTCATGCTGGCGTACGCGATGTCGATCACGCGCGGATCGAGGTCGTACGTCGATAGGTCGGCGACGACATTGATCCGGCAGATCGATGAATCCTTCTTTTCGCGGATCAATTTCTGACGAATGCAGGCTTCGTCCTGCGCCTCGTTCAGCAGCCGCGTGACGGTCGCGTTATCCCACAGGTTCCCCGCAGCCTCATCCCCGCCATCCTTGCGAAACGATGCGATGAGTTCGCGCAGATTCACACGACACCAAATCGGTCCATCAGGCTTTCCGCCTGGGCGCGCAGCTTGGCCTCTGATTGGCGCATGTCAACGCTTTGATTGAACTGCGTGAAAACGAACGTCTTGATCTGGTCCTTGCTCATTTTCGCCAAGGCGTCGCGCAATACCTGATCCTTGTCTTCCGTCTTGGTTTCGATCACAACCTCGGGCGCGTTGGGCGCCTCTTCGAGCGTCGCGCGGCCATAGACATCGACATGACGCAGCATCTTGCTCGCCACCAGGTCAGGTACGTTCTTGACCTCGCCGAACAGCCACGGTCCGGTGCTGTAGATGCCGTCGTGATGGTTGGCGCGCTCGGAGATGTATTTAACTAGGGCCATGATGATTTACCGGAAATTGCCGATTTTGCCAATACCGCCCTGAAACATCGGCGTCGCTTTCTTGGCGGGTTTGATTTGCTCGGATTGTTCTTCGGCCGGCGATTCTTTTTTCTCTTCTGCCGCGTCTTCGTGCGTCAGTTGCAGATGCGTGATCTGGATACTCAGGCTGGTATTCTTGCCGCTCGACTCGGAGGCGTTGGTCGATGCGCTCGTGACCTTGCCTTTGGCCGTGATCGTGTATTCATCGCCGATTTCCGGCAGTTCTTTGACGCCCAACTTTTTGAGGGTGTCGTTATCGAGCGAGATGCTTGTGCCGTAACCGTAGGGGCTCGGTTTGTAGTTGACGCTATTTGATTCTTTTGCCTTTGCGGGCGAGCGCTTCAGGTCCACCATCTTGTCCATGTATTGCTCCTAAAATGACGAGCCCGAAGGCCCGCCATTGATTCACAACGCAGAATCAGAAGCCGCCTGTGTGGCGCCCGATGATGTAGATGTCTTCGATGCCGACTGCGCTGTGATCCGCGCCGCCGACTGTCAGGACCAGATACGCATCCTTGGCCAGCACGAGCGGGGCTTTCACACCGGTCTTGCGGGTCACAGCAGTGGCATCGGAGGCCGTCGCCGCACAGAAATACGCAGCATCTTGCGCAGCGGTGGAGACATCCACGCCATCGCAATACAGGAAGCCAACGGCGTCCGTGGTCGATGTGGCGAATGCATCCGAGATCGTGCGCTGCATGTCCTGCAACTCCAGGCCGGCAGGCAGGATGCCGAGGCGCACAATCGTGCCATTGACCACGGCGGTAGCGAGGTCGCTATCGACCGCGCCGTTCTCGATCATGATGCCAGTCGAGCCAGTCTCGAAGTGGAACTTCGGCGATTGCCACACATTGCCGTGTGGGTCATTCCCGTATGAAGTACGGGATACCATGTATTTCTTGTTAATCGTAGCCATGATGATTCCTTATTGATGACGGGATTTAGACGCCGGCGATCTGGACGGCGGTGTCAATTGCCGCCACGCCAAAGTCGGTGTATTGAGAGTCAGTCCCGAAATCCTGGAGGAACTGGATTTTTTGCATGCCGTTGACCAGGCCGACCAGGACTTCCAGGCGTGCGCCGTGGTCCATGATCTCTTCCGAGTACATCATTGGCATACCGTCGAGACTTTCGCCCTCGCCCTTGTTGATCAACTTCGCCTTGCCGAGTGCTTGGCCGAGCGCCTGTCCACCCAACAGCAGGGCGCGATCGACCGCGAAGCCCGTGCCGAAACCGGACGGCACCAGATCGGTAGTCGTCTCGGTTTGGCTCGATGTCGCCGCGCAGTGATTGATCGCGTTGCCGGCATAGAAGCGGATCGGCTTGGGCATCTTGACAATCAGGATGCCGCGCCACAGGCCCGCATCGCCCAGCATGACTGGGTTCATCTTTGCGGCGGAGGCGCGCGCGGCAGAGAGTGCTTGCAGTTGGCGGAATTGCCCGGATCGCAGGAACCCGTTGTACTGCTCGGCCGACACCAGCATGACGCGCAACGGCGCATCTTCGGCCAACTCGTCACCATCAAACTTCACGGCGCCCGGCGCGAACGGCGCACCGTCGAGCCACGTCGCCAGCGAATCAACCACGTCGATGCTCATCAAATCCGTGGTCTGGATCGTGATGGCATTGGCCGATGCAGCGACCGGCGTGATATTGCCGCCGTTGACCATGAAGTGACGATTTTTCGATGGCGCCTTGACCGTATTGATCATGATCGGCGCGAACTGTGCATGCGAGGCGAGGGGGATAGCCCATTCGCCGTTATTGGCAAAGCCACGTGCGCCGGCCAAATGCACCAGGGTGCGCTGATCTTCCAGTCGTGCCATGTAGCCGTATGCCTGCGCACGGGCCAGTCCTGCGAGTTGATGAATCGTGCGCTGTTGCGACATCGCGGAACCAGCGGAAACCGGCTTGCGCGTGATGTTGATGTGCAGCCCATCCTGCGCGAACGTCATTGCATCGCCCAAACCTTGTGCATAGGCGTCGCCCATGATCGGCAGGCCATTGGTCGGGTTGATCAGGTCGAAAGTGATGCGATCACCGGCGAACTTGGTCAGGTCCATGTTGCGCACGATTGGATAATCGGTGCTCGATTGGACTTTCAATTTGTTCTCGGCATCCTTCTGCTGTGGCATTTGGCCGCAGAGACGGTTCAGAACGGTTTTGCGCTGCATCGTCGCGGCAAAAATGCCGACCGACTGACGCACCATTGATTGCAAGCTCCCAAACGGGACAGATGTTGCGGCCATGATGAAACTCCTGTAAGTAGGATCGCGCCGCCATCCCGGCGGTGCTTATTTTTAAATAACCCGATTCATGTGAGCGAGTATCTTGTTCGGATCGCCGATCTTCATCATGTGATCGTAAAGCTGTGATGGACTCATCGCGGCTTCAGCGGCATCAGCATCAATCGACGCATTCGTACCAGACGGTAAATCGCTCAAACTCGTAGCGGTCTTGCCTTTGACTTTGGCGATATTCGCCGCGGCCTTTGCTGCAATGTCCTGCTTGCTCAGAACCGGTTCGGTGGTCTTTTCCACTGGCAGTGATGCTTTGTAGTCCGAGAACAGTTCGATGATTTCATTCGCCGAGCCCTTTTCCAGCACAACCTCAGCGGCCTTGCGCACATACGAGGGCAGTGTTTCCACCCACGTTTGTATCGCCTTGCTGCTTACGATCGCGTCAAAATCCGGCACTGCTGCATAAATGGTCTTGAAATGTGCTTCGACTGAATTGTCCACTGCGGCTTTCTGCATGGGGCCAATCGCTTCGGCAAACTTCTTTTCGAGTTCGGCCACGGAGGCATTTACCCGCGCATCAATCATCTTTTCCATCGCCGGTTGCAGGCTTTCGGCCAACTCCGGGAATGCTTCGATGAACTGTGCGACCACTTCATCTTGCGCTTTGGTATCGCCGGTTCCCTTGTCTTCACCCTTGGCCGTTTTCAGACTTTCAGCTAAAGCAGTTTGGGCTTCGGCAATCGATCGCCATTGCGCCTCGCGTTCTCTTGAATCTTCCAGTTCCTTGTACGGGATGGTGTGCTTTCCATCCTTCGCCAACAGTTCCGGCTTTGATTCAACTACTGCATCTTCGGGTTCTTTTTCTGCGGCAGCGGCTGGCGTTCCGTTGCTATCGTCGTCAACTTGCGTCGAGTCAGTCTCGCCATATTTAACAGTCTCGCCTCGTGAGAGTGCT